TGTATTTAGCACACCATAAATAACCCAGATGGCTAACAACATATTCCAAAAGCTGACAGAAAAATATCCTTTTATAACCTTGTGTGTCTACGCCAACAACGAGTATGTGGGAGTGGTGCAAAATCGTGATGATATTGTGACCACCATCTACGACTTTGGTGCTGTGATTTTGCAAGAAGATAAACTGGAGTTTTTGGAGTTGGCAGCAGCCTGGTGGTGGGAAAGCAATCGTAGTATTCCTATCAACATTTTCTTGAGACGAGACTGGGACAAATTCAGACCCACATTACGCACTTTTGTCAATAAAGATCTTGAAATCCTACATGGCCCAACCTGTAGCTTGCTGGACATAGCCCGTAAAAAGAGCAAGCGAAAAAGCATCACACTGGTTCGTCGGCTTGACTAATCAAGTTCATGTGTAAAGCAACCAACATGCTGTAACTAAGAGCATGCGCCTTTTTGAATGTATATCCTTGACTGCTATCCCCATCCCACACTGTGTCAAACACCTGATCCCAGGATTGATTTTGTAAGTGTGCTTTGCCTGGCCGAATGATCGAAATAAAAGCTGCCATTCTGGGTATAGAATCAGGTCGCATGGTCTTTAACAGATCTGTGTAATTGCCCACATGCACCAATTGGCCGGCCCAGGCCGGATCTTGCCACAGTCGTTGCCAGGGCGGAGTTGCGGCCAGCATTTGTTCATAGTGCTCAAGACTCTTGATCAACTGATACACACTCATGTTCAAGAAGTCGATCTTAAAATAGCCACGTGATTCTGCGGACTCATAGTCTATGGCTGCACACTGATTCACAGGATCATACGGAATGTCTGTGACATACACACCCGAATTATGACGTCGTACCTGGCCTTGATGTAATTGTCGTGCTGGGGTATGCTGAATCAAACTCAGTATCTTGTTTCTGTCAGCAAAGTCCAAGTCAATGTCTGCGCTCATGTCACCATCCTGCTCGAGTTAATATTTCTTGTGCATAGGCCTGATCTGCAGGACGTTTTGCAAACTGCTGCTGCCACAAATCCGAATCAATATAGGGCCAGATCATGGCAACCTGTGTGGGATCGAGACTGCCCAAGAACCTTTGTCCCGATTCAGAATTGTATATCACCCAAGGACTAATCCGCCCTGTTGTGACAGCATAGCACATGGCATTGGCATTGCCGTATCTTAAACAGTCGCTGGGCTGGGCTAAGTTGGTTTCTGCCCAGTTTAAGCCAAACTCCACTGCACGAGCTAGAGCATCGTCCACTGCTTCTACCTGTAGGTAATCAATTAGATATTCTGTGTACACTCGATCGCTACACCAGTAGTCGATCTTTTTGTTGTGTTTCAGCAACCAGTCAATGAAACGCGGTGGGTTAATAGCACGTATGCCCACACAGTATCGTCCAAACTTGACAAACGCACGATAGTAGGCCGACTCCACAAAGGTTTCAAATGTTTTGTTGCGAGCTGATCCTGCTGCTGTTTCGTAAAAGCGTATGTAACTCTGAAAACCCAAACGAACACCTGCCTCATCACGGCCGGCGTGTCTACGCTTGGGCTCACACATGTGTGCTGCAATAGAAGTTTCTTTTGCAAACTCTTTCTTGCAATATTCGCAACAATAGCTCATGCTAGTATTTTATGCTCTCGAATGTATTCCGTCAAGTAAGCGTTTAGGACTTCGTGATGTCCGGGTGCTGGATGCACCATGTCTGGCGGCACATACGGGTGCCCTGGTGCATAAATGGTTGGCTGTACGCCCTGGCTGTGTTGGTAAGCAATAGCTCTCCAGTCAAAACCATCAATGATGTAGGGAACTTCTTTGAAATACTGTAGTCTTGGATGTTCTAGTAATTCTTGGTACAAGTTGTCTGCTTGTTGAAACATGAGAATTTTGTGACCCCGCTGACGGATATCGCTTATTACCCCTAGCATGCGATACATCAGATCTTCAATTCGATCCAGCACAGTATCAGCTTCCCATTTTAATTTTAAATCAACAAATTGATCAGAATCAGATTGTTTCCAATGTGGCATCCACTTGTTTCGAAAAATCTGATTCTGTGGGTTGGTCCAACGACCTTCAAACGAGTCTGTTTCAATGAGAATAGGTATTTCCAGCCTACTAACAAATGTCATGCCTAGTACATACAACGTATTTGCACCTGGATTACGACTGTGTTTTTGGGTGGTTCTTAGAATCCTTGAGTTGGCGCTGCCACCAATTGCAAGGCTAACTGCATTGGGAACCCCCGGTTCTTTTTCTATGCCAAGACGTTGTGCCAAATCTACGTGTCCTTGTCCAAATGCATAGCTTTCCATATAACTGCAGCCGTTGACTACCAACTGTGAGATCATTTTTTGTCTTGTCCTGCATTGTGACGATACTCATCAATTTCTTTTTGTGTGGTTATCTCAGCCATGACATCAATTTCGTCGTCTTTGTAGTGCGGAAATATTTCCTGCAAGGCACGGCGTTTGGCGCTGAGTCCTGCTTCTTTCTTTTTGGGAGCGATCCAGGGATGACGAGGTGTGCCTATGTCGGGACTCACAGTAGTAGCCAGCAACCACTGCAGTTTAGGATGCCGACCAAGATCAAAAAAGTGTTTGTTCAGTCGCTCGTTGGTGGCAATCACATAGAACTCCTGCAGTTCTCTAGATCCATCTACTGATGAGCCCCAGCGAATCATGAGATAGTTGCTGAACTTTTTCTTTTCTTCTGCAGTGAGATCATCGTAGAATGATCTGACCTTGCGGTCAAACATCCGCATCTCATTGGCAATGTTTAGTTTATCGCTCATAGGGCTTGCTTAGATTGTAGACTATTTTAACATGATCAATGGCTTCTTGCAAAGTAGGATTGGACTCTGCTGCTGTGAGTATGTCGTTCCATTCTGACAGGTGCCCACGTTCAGGAGAACCAGTGACATCGTATCCCACCACTGATCTTTCAGATGTGCCTGATTCCCGTGCATAGATTATACCATTAGCACGTTCATAAATCAAGGTGGCACCAGGTTTATTGCGACTGACATCTTTCACAAAGTAAACACAGTCAGGTTCGGGATCGTCATTGAGTGGTACTGCCAGCATCTGCCCATTTTTGAGTTTGGGTGCGTACCACGAAACCTCATGATATACATCTAAGATTTCAATGTCGGGAAAACTGGGTCTGTAACTGGTCAATGGGTTGAATTGAAACACTCGAAATCCGCGATCGTTAATGCTGGTCAAGGGCAGTACTTCGAGATCTCCTACGTCGGGTTCTCCAATCAAGATCTGCCAATCCATAGGCATCTTGATTGTGGTATTGCCTATGCGAAGTACCAGGGCAGGTGAGTTAAAACTTTCTAAAAAGATCAGGGGAATAAAATGATAGTCTGGGTCTTTAGGGTCGCTGTTGTCTAGGATAGCAAATCGCATGTCATCAACTTCTTCGGGCAGTTGATTAAGATCATAATAGGTATTGTCAAGAGTTAAAATTCGCATGTGTTAATAATACAGTATATGTAATGCAAAGTCAACCTTAGGCCAACTTCATCCAGTCTAGTTTCTCAGCTGAGAAAGGGTAGTTGGCCTCGCGATAAAAGGCTTTGCGTTTGGTCAAGTGACGTTTTGAAAACTTGCAGGTGCTGGTTATGTCCCAGATTGCTACGTGATCTTTGTCTTCGGCCTTGCGAATACCCCGGCCGATCGATTGTATTACTCGTGTAAAACTCTTGCCCGGTTCCACCATGACCAAGTTAAAGATACGCGGTATGTTGATACCCACTGCTGCCACACCATAAGTGGCCACAATGATCTTGTCTGTGGCTGTGGCCACAGCATCATATTCAGCCTGTCGCTTGGTACCTTTGGTTGAGCCTGACACAAACACAGCACGATCACCTAGTCGGTCCACTAGTGCTTGTCCTGCCGCCACGCGGTCCACCAGCACCAAAGTGTTGCCTGTTTCGTTCACACGGGTCACTAGGTCAGCAATGGTATCTAGACGTCCTGACTCTTCCAACAGGTATTTGAGTTCGCTTTGATAGTCTTTGTATTCCACATAATCTACCAACTGCACAATGTTCACATGGCACTGCGCCAACACACCTTGCTGTTGTAGTTCGTTGGCACTCAAGCGACCAATCACAGGACCCAGTCCCACCAGCAAGGCTTGGCTTTCAAACTTTTCTTTAGGCACGGTGCCCGTGAGTCCCCAGCGGATAGGAACATGTGCCATTACTCCGGTCAGCAAGGTCTTGAGTGCTTCGGCCTTGGCCATGTGCACTTCGTCCACTATCACACAAACCACATTGTCTAGGAAGTCCTGTATGGTAAAGTCTGCAGCACCTGACTTGGTGTCTTTCAAGAGATTGTTGAGACTCTGCCAAGTACAGATAGTATGTGTGCAGTTGTAGTCTTTGCGGTCACCAAAATACACGCCCACATCAAGTCCTAGGTTAACATAGTCTTTTTCTGTTTGTGTGACCAGACTCTTGTTGGGTACAATCACGATACTCCTACCATAAGGTTCCACGTTCCAACTTAGGCTGGCAGTCATGATGGTCTTGCCGGCACCTGTGGCCACTTCCTGGATGCACTGCGGGTTAGCTAAAAAGTTGTTGATGATCTCCACTTGATAGTCACGTAGCTCAATAGGCTGACCCTCAATAGGATGCCCCAAGGGCCATGTCTTGTCGGCAAAGGTAGTAGATTGGTGTAGGTACTGCCGCCCAGTTGGAAGTAGGCTATCTTGCCGTCCCATCGACCCAGGCGAACTGCTGGCATATAACGTGCTGCAGGGTTTTCGTATTTGAATGCGTTGACCAGAGCCTTGCGGCAGTCAAGATCTAGGCCTTCTATTTTGATATTGACTTCGTCACGTAATATAATAGTTGCTTGTTTCATGTAAGATATACTTTTGTTATGTTTTGTCTTTGTGCTAGAGCTTGTGTGATTTCTTGATCTGTTAAATCTGTTACCAGTTCGGCTACAGGAAAATTTAAAGGTTGCAACCTAGGATGTGCCACACTATCAAACCCATGTTGACGGAAAAAATCTTGGTTACGTTCAAAGTATGTATGTATTAGATCTAGTTTGTGCTGTAGATCGGCGTGGGTCGAATTGTAAAATTTTACGTTGAAGTCAGCACTGTAAAAATCAAAAGGTCTAAACATCTCGTCAGCAATATACTGATCATTGTCGGTGGCCAGTTCCAGCAGGGTCTTTCCTATCTCTACATAGTTGAGATATACTGTGCCAAATTTAACATGCAGAGTTGCATGTTCTGCCAGTTGTTCTACTGGAAGACGTTTTGTCTTGGGCATACCAAACCAAGTGCACACAAACCTTGGACCAGCAACCCCAGAAACTGACTCGCAACGATGAACGCACAAATTTAAATCTGCTAGTGCCCGGCGCACAGGTTCAGGAGCAGACTGCCAGAACTTGTGATCTTGTTGGTCCAGCATGCCATGATATTTTTCAAATATGTTGTGCAAGTAATTTAGCATGTCTTGATCGTGTGCTGAAGTAAATTTGCGATCAATTATTTTGCTATGCGTATTTATTGTGTCAATACACTGACAAATCATAGACTCAGCTCGAACTATTTCTTGTTCCTGTAAATCAAAATTGTAAAATCGATCAGGATGGTCAAGTGGGTATTCACTACGAGACTGCATGCGTTCTACCCACAGTTGAGTTATAGGGGACGACAGTAGTCTAAACTTCAATAAGAAATCGTTAGCGAATTCGATGCAAAGGTATTGGGGCATTGTGTATATAGTAACACAACGCATCCGCAAAAGTCAAAAAAATAGGCACTCCAAGGTGCCTATATAAAGGGCCAGTTGCCTGGCCAGGAGCGAAAAAGGTAACCGTTTATGCCGACTTCATACATGTAGTTTCTGCCAAGCGTTTCCAGTTCATCACGCTCATCTTACGAAGATCCGCAATCTTGATTGCCATACGCAGGCTCATCTCACGCAAGCGATTCTGGTTGGTGTTCATGAAGTCAATGATCTCATCTTGCACACACTCTTCGAAATCATAGTCCGCAAACAACACACCATCTCGGGCAATCTGCCGGATACGCAAGATCTTGTCACGCATGGTGTCCAAGGTCAAGTCCAGGTAGTGGCAACGACTCTGCAGTGCGTCCAAGTGGTCTCGAAGCTTTTGGCTCTTCATCTTGTCAAACTTCAAGTTGGTGATAAAGATGGCACTGCCCTTGAACTCGAAACTATCTGGAATACCTTCGCGGCGCAGGCTGCTGGATTCCGAAAGCCAAGAAATCTTGCGCTTTTTGCCCGAGTCCAAGGCACCCTTCAGCAAGTTCAAGGCCACGTCATCCAACAGGATGCTGTCACAGTCGTCAAACACCACAACACAGTTGGCATCTGAGTATTTGTACAGAGTCTGGTACAGGCCAATTGGGGTAGCCGAACCTTTGACCACTTCAGCACGGAGTCGCTTGCCAGCCAGCTTGTCGAACATGGTGGCCTTGTCAATTTCTTGCTCAACACCAAAGCTTTTGCCTACACCTGGAGGGCCCGATACAATCATGGCACGGATGTCGCCACTCACAGTGGCTTTGGTCATTTCGTGCAGGATGTCAAATCTCTCACGGATACGATCCATGGCTTGTTCATCGCTTTCAGCCTGTGAAACAGGGGCGGGGATGGTAGGAGTAACAGTTTCAGTCATGCCGCTAGTGTACTGGATATCTTGGATGTTGTCAACACGAATACGGATAGTGTCGGGACACTTGGGGAAATGTCCTGAGTTTTGCACAGTGACATAACTGCCGCGGGCACCAGCCTAAGTCTTATTGTAACACAGATGGGAATTTTGGTCAAACAAACAATTCGCCATAGATTTCTTCGTCCACGGCGTCAAAATCATTACGGATCCACTCAACAGTGTATCCACGCTGAGCATAGTCATCAGCCATAACCTGCAGATTCTGCAGGGCCTGAGAAGCACTCATACCCGAAGCCATCAGGCTCAGGTTGCTACAATGTGCAAAATTATTGCTGTCTTTGTGGGCACTGACTTGGACAAATTGCTTGATCATTTCCAACTCCTGTTTTGTTAACCTATGCTTTATTATAGCACGATCTGGAATTTAGGTCAATTCTGCGTCAATCTCATTTTGATCCACAATCACCACGGTTGCGGGGTCTGAACGCCAGGGAAACTGGGTTGGCTGATCTAGGATCACAGTGTAGCATACCTTGCCACCGTAGCGCACACGGCTTTCCACAATCAGACCTTGCACCGGTTCAGAGCCCAGATAGCGGGCCTGAACTCGTTTGCCGTCTTTGATCCATGAACTCATTACCTGCTCCTGTTTTGTTGATCCATGCTGTATTATAGCACAAACTGGAATTTTGGGCAAATCAGCGGGCCAGCACTTCCAGGAACTGCTGTTGTAATTCTGCCACATCCGCATCGGGCACGTAGAAGTCGGTCAGTGGATCCCAGTATGCACCCTCACGTGGGCAATAATACAACACTTGACCATTAGGGTAGAAAAACGGACCTTCCAAGCCTTTGCGTGGTTGCCATTTTGCATCACGTTCACCTAGCACACGATAGCCCATGTTGCTCTCCTTTTTTGTTGACCCAAGCTATATTATAGCACACTCAGGATTTTTGGTCAACAAAAAGCCCTGACTGTGCAGGGCGTGATTCTAGTTTTTTATTCAGGAATTACTGTGACTATTCGATCTGGATCAACAAAAATATCACAAGTAAAAGTTTCGTTTTGAGAAATTGTGTACCACCAGTCTCCAGTTTGTTCTGGATCAATGACATTGCGTATCTGATCAACACCATTTATTTTGACATTGATTTTTCCATCAGTTTCGATTGAATTTTGATTTATGTCAGCATAAAAATTATCTGGAGGTACAATTACAGTTTTCACAGGATTGGCAGGATCAGTCCGATCTATCAACACTGTTAAATTTAACGGTGATTTCAGCTGGTGTGTCTGACAACGATTTTATATAAAATTTGAAGTTTCGGTCGGCCATACATGTATTCCTTTACAGGAGTATTTACCAGAATAATCAAGATCAACGCCAGTGTTCAACTATCAAGGGATCAGTAGATTCGTGAGGATTTGGTTTGCCATGAAACACAATAGCCGCAGTGTCTCCAGCTATGGCAATTCCAGTGCCAGGAGCATGAAATCGACGCCGTTGAAAATCAAATCCGCCATCTAAACACTGCCATCGATAACTCTGGAAATAGCGGTCTTCAAAAAATCTCTGGTGCTTACGATCAATGGCCTGTGCAAGATAATCCTGATCACCAGGATATCGTCTACTGGTCTGTTCAATGTTGGTAGCCAAAAACTGCTGCCATACATGACTGTATTGGGCAACATTGAACCACATCATGCTGCTGTTGATCATGGTCAATTGAGGACGTTGTAGATATTTAAAATCTCTTATGCTCCAAAACTGAGCAGGATCAAGCGATCTTACCCAGTCAATGCTGCGAACCAATACCATGTCCAGGTCAAGATAAAATCTAATGCCTCCTGAGAGATGTCGGTTAAGCATGTTGTACAGTCGATCCACATAGGTCCAGTCGTAGCCTGAACTGTGTATCACACATGCACAGTCAATTATGCCGTCAATACGGGCTGGATTCTTTTTAGCCATAGTGCTTGTTTTATCTCGTCTAGAGTATATTCTGTGTGGCAAATCTCTGCCAGCCACTGATGTCTGTCTGTCGCATAAGGTTGGTCAATGTCGGCTATGCCGATCGCCACAGGGTACGCTAGGCTCGACTCATGTGTTATAGGTCTTGTTCCAGCAATGGCTGCTTGGATGCCTGGTCCAGAATTGTAGTTGACCACTGCATGATAGTCAAAGCGTATGTTGAAACTGTCGTAGGTGCCATCTAGTTTTTTAGGATCTTCACGATGTATGTTGCTGGGCAAGCGACCCCAATCTAGTGCACATCGAGGATGAGGCCTTACATGTATGGGACGGTCTGACTGTGCTCGTATTTGTGCAATCACATTGCTGATCCAGGCTTCCTGATCAACTCCTGCCAGTTGAAGGCTGCGATTGTGTTGTCCAGTTATTAGCACTGCAGGGTTGGTGCTGAAATTTACTGCCAGACTCACTCCCAATTTGCGTGGTCGATCAGGGTCTAAATTTTCCTGATGCCCGTAGTAGCCTTGAGCATTCACATGATTCACTGAGATCTTCCAGGTGCGGCCACGATACAGGGCGCCTGTTTCGATTATGACCACTGGTTTATTTTGTGCTCGATAATACTGATACACTTCCTGATTGGACTGCATGCGACCGTTCCACAACACACCCATTCAAGGCCACCTGAGAAGGAAAATAGGCTATGTTTTTGATCATAAGTATCAAATATGAAATACTCTGTAGTTACCACTTTTAACGCCAGTGGTTATAAACAATACGGTTCTCGAATGATAGACACCTTTTTAAAAAATTGGCCCGCAACGGTACAACTAAAGGTGTATGCAGAAAATTGCAATGTTGCTCAAACAGCATCAAATTTACAAGTGGTTGATCTGGAAACGGCCAGTCCTGAACTGGCGGTGTTCAAGCAACAATGGAAAAATGTTCCCAAGGCCAATGGATGGTGCAATGACTCAACACAGAAATTTGTTGATAAAACACAAAAAATTGGGTTTAGATGGGATGCTGTGAGGTTTGCACACAAAGTCTATGCTGTTTTTGACTGTGCTAGAACAACAGATGCAGACATTCTTGTTTGGATGGATGCTGACACTGTTTGCCATAGCAGTATCTCTTTAGACACTGTTGCAAAGTTTTTCCCAATAGATACTGACCTGGGATTTTTGGGACGAGAAGGCAAGTATACAGAATGTGGATTGTATTCAATGAATCTGCGTAGTGTTGTGATACAAAAGTTTTTGCAAGAATTTCAAAGAATGTATGATGATGCTGAATCAGGAATATTCACACTAGCCGAATGGCACGACAGTTTTGTGTTCGATGCTGTGCGTGAAAAGTTCAAGGGTCAACTCAAAGAACTCAATTGGTCAGCAGGCATTGTTCGTGGTGAGGGTCATCCCCTGATCAACAGTGCATGGGGTGCGTACCTGGATCATCTCAAAGGCGATCGAAAGGATCTTGGTCGTAGCAAGTCCAAAGATCTCAAAATCAATCGCCAGGAAGCATATTGGCAATGAAAAGTTTTATCATAACACTGAGCAAAATTAGCACGTCACTGTCAACTGCACTCAATCTCAAACAGCAGTTGGAATCATATGGCATGGCTGCAGAGTTGTTTGAAGGCACCTACGGCAATGATGCAGTTGAACAAATGGCTGTTGAAAACCGAACCATACATCCAGTAGGCATCAAAGGACCTGTTGCGGAAGATGCAGAGCCTGACCAAAAGAAACTACAAAAAATATCTTCCCCTGGGGTCAAAGGATGTTTTTACAGTCATTATCGACTGTGGCAAAAATGTGTTGAGCTAGATGAGCCTATAATTATTTGGGAAGATGATATTGTGCTTCGTAGACCGTTTTCCACAGTAGACTGGCAGGATGTGCTGATCCTGGCACTAGGACATCCAGCCAAAAGTGACAAGTACATGCACTATCTAGAAACTCCACTGGGTGATCCCGTGGCCCAAGACTACTTTCAAAGTTCCATGCCGGGCTGTTGTGGATATGCTATCAAACCTGCAGCGGCCAAGAAGTTGGTGGACACATACCAAACAACATATCTTCCAGCCGACAATGCAATCAATCAGCATCATGTGTGTATACAGATACACAGTCATGTGATGGGCATTGCATTGATCAAAAAAGACGGCAAGAAAAGCCTCACTAGAACCACATTCTGGAATGACTAT